ACAGATTTGATATAAAGTTCAACTAAAATTGCTTGATTATATTGAGATGAATCATCTTCATCAAATAGTTTATCACGGTTTGTTATGACACGAGGAACATATAGCATATCTTCGCCAAACATACGAATTGACTCTATGATTAGATCTTCATAGAGGTTCTGTTCGCCAGTGGCCGCAAAATTATTGAAAGTAAAAGTTAGTCGCCATTGACAATTCCCTCCTTTTTCTTGGCCCAAGCAGCCTTAGCTCTTATAGATTGTAATTCTCTATAATTTTCAGGTCTTTTTGATGCACTAATTCTACCTGCTTCAGAAGCAAGTTTTTTTGTGTTGGGATTAGCAAGTCTCGACTTACTCATCTTTATTTTAGTATCATCTGTATGTTTACTACCTACTCTGGAAGCAATAACTGCAGCAGCATGCTCCGGTGAGTTCTTTGATTTTCTTCTACCTTCATGAAGTTTGTGAGCATGTTCTAGTGATATCTTTCTACCTTTGTTTGCTTTTCCTATATTTTTCTTGTGCTCTTCAGTCATGGTATTACTGGACCAACCATCAAAGTAAAAACCATCATTATTGTGTCTGTTGTAAAATTCTTCATTTACTTTAGCATCAACAGATTTAAGAATTTTAGCTTCAAGTTTTCTAATATCAGGAATATTTCCCTGAGCAATTATTTGTCTTGTAAAATCATCGGGTCTCTTTTTATATTCTTCTAGCATATACTTATTTGAACATACATAATCATCTTCAATTGAACCTTTATGAGATCCAATATAAAGTTTATTAGTAGATTTATCAGTCCAGCAATATACAAATGCTTCATTCATTTGACTGTGCCCCAGGATTAGCTTTCTTGATAATCGTTCTTTTATGAATGGCAACAGAGTCCGCTTTATAAGGAATATATACATCGTGCTTTTCAGCTTGATCCATATTTTGTCCGCCATTATACCGTAAACCATCATAACCTTTTTTAATCAAATGATCACGTGCAGCATCGCTTTGTGTTCCGCCTTTAGATAAACCTTGGAATACTTGGTGGCCAGTGAGTTTTAGATGGCCGTGCTTCAGTTTAGATAGAACATCATATTTGTCAGCACCAGCATGTAATAAACCAGCACCACGAGCAAATTCTTCATGTTTGCTTTCATGGGGCAATACATGTTTAAGTTTATCACCATGAAAATGATGATCAACATCAAATACATTATTCATTTTTAATTTAGTATGATACACTAAAGGTGTATCGGTTTTAGCAAATCGAGCACCATTTTTAGCATATGATTTTGCTACGTGATGGCTGTTGGTAAAATAACCAATACCGCCACCCATGAAATCATTTTTTACACGACCAAAACTTTGATTGAATTTATCAAAACGACGTCCAGATCCATGATAAGCATCTACCTCAACTGGATTGTGTGCGGCATCTTCATAAAGATATTGTTTATATGTAAGCATGGTACAACAACTACCCTATATAATCAGTTACGGGAAGTGAATAGCTCGTTATCATTTCTTTTTCAAGTTCCGCTCGTTCGGTAACAGCGTCATTGTAAATCTTCTCACCATTGAACTTGATACCACCCGGAAGAGTCATGCCAACAAATTTAGTTAGATTTGCACCCCATTGTTGCTTGATCAAACATGTAGCATATCGAAGAAGCCAACGATCTTTCCATACATCAGTATATGTTGTAGGATCTAGAACTTGATATGCTTCAATAACAATATAATCACCTGTAGTCAAAATATTCCAATCAGTATCAATATAAAACTTATTTGTATGTCTATTATAACGAAACGGTTGTTGACCAACCAACATTTGTTCTAAGAATTGAACGTGGGTCAAAGCCATATAATATGGAACCATAGATACTGAAGTAAGTGTATAAAGATCGTTCAACGCAATCTGATAACGAATATTGAATAGATTATTTGTATTCAAACCCTGGCCAATTGGGAACAGATTGATAGCGCCAATGATATTCTCAGGCAATGTAATATATTTGTTTGTTTTATCAGTATCAGTAATCTGATACTTATAATAAGTTTTTTCAGAACCATCAAAGTGATAATCCCAATAATACTTCAAAGCTTCATCAATACGATCATCAACTTGATCATCGTCCACATTGATTTCGATGACAGGTTTACCAAGAGTTCTTAGGCAATACTCTTTGAACTGATCTTTTGTTGTAGGTGTTGCCATGGAGTTTGATCCTATACCATTTTAGCTGCAGAACGAAATAGATCATCTAGTTGTTCATCTGTAAAACCGAGTTTTGTTTTTAGAGTTTCGATCAAATGATCATTACGGTATACAATAGTACAGTATTCCCATGTTTCTTGCACTTCATCTGATTGAGTTGCAATAAATGTATTGACCGTTTGAAGTAATCCAGCTTTGCGAAGTGCTCTGCGAGCTTGTAAAGCTGTTACTGATTCTGGTACGGGTTCTTTGGGTATTACTATTTCCACTATCTTACCATTTCTCACAAGTCCATTTGGTCCATAATCATAAGTAAATGTGCTAAAATCTACTGGTAATTCAGCAACTTTAGCGATTCCTGTTATACCAGAAGTCAATGGATAAATGGCATCTGACGTGATAAAACAAGTCGAGTTGCTAGTGACTTCTGATGCTACAGTTACGATTGATTTGCCTGCAAGGATTAAAGTATACATTAGACAATAAACTCCAGAACGTTGATCATTGGGACGTATGTGCTTCCTCCCGTTGCTTGAGCTGTATTAGCAGGATTATAACCAATAAGGGTTGTGAAGCCAGACACTATAAATTTATTTGAGCCATTAGATGTAGCATAATTATCTGTGCTGTTATAAACACTACTAGTTTCAGTGCAAGAGGAAACGAGAGTTATACTGGGTAAAGTAATAGGATTTGATCCTAAAAATTTAATACCATTCGATGTAGTGTATCTAAAAGCCGAAAAACTATAATCTGTGGTACTATTACTGCTTGGAGATACCGAACGATAAACTGTAAGACCATTATTACCAAAAGAAGATAAACCTGATACTGGTTTAGAATTATTAGGAAATACCCAAATATTTCCGTTAGAAAACGTATTACCAGATAGATTAATTTCGGCTAGCATTCTGTTTCCGTTTACGTTATTATTGTACATTCCCGAATACGGATCCGTAATATATAAAAACGAATTATTTGATAACGCTTGAGACCTATATGGATAAGATACTGATCCTGCATATGGTCCGCCGGCATTATTTCTTCCAAATCCAAGACCCGTATTTGATATGACACCATTGGCATTAGAAAACACATTATCAAAAAGTAAAGACCCATAATAATTAGTGGAGAATAAGGTATTCGAATAAGCTGTGAAAGTTGGATTTACAGCTGTATTGTAACCATTAACTACAGTTAATCCAGTACCTGAAGGAATGGTTATAGTGGAACCGGAAATTTGAAAAGCGCCGTAATAAGTTCTCCATTCTGGCACGGTATTATCGTAATAATTTTTCCAACCTATGAAAGAGTTGCTGCTTAATTGAAAGAAAAAACTATAATAATTGGGACTTGCCTGGACAGGAGTTCCGTAAGTCACAGTTGTACCTGAAATTGTAAGTATTTGATAGTAGTTCTGGGTTTGACTTGGTGAATACCATATAGATAAAGCCGTTGTTGAGGATATTTCCGCTATGTAAGAAGGTAGACATTGAACTCCGGCTGAAGTATTTACTACTGTGCCGGCAACAGGATTAGTTCCCGAACAGTCAAAAGCCTGTATACTTGTATTTCCATTGGCGTCATAACTTCCTTGGAAAACAAGAACATCTGAATTAGTGCCCATTAACGCAACACCTGAGGTACCAAATTTGTTAACTTTAGGTTGACCAATAGTATAAATGTTAACACTACTAGTAGCCGGCGATGAAACAGTGCATGTTGTACCCGATACAGCAATATTATAAATTTTATTTGAAAGGGCAAATGCTGCTTTAGTCGACGAAACTTTATATAAGTTTCCCCCAACACCTAA